GTGCGTTTGTTATTGCCATTATACTATTCTATTTTGTTTTTCCAAATAAATCAAGACTAGGCATCACGACATTTACATCTTGAGCCATATCCTCGTTCTTATAACCTTTAACTTCCCAGTCTTTTCTCTCCTTAAAAAGTTCTCCAGTTTCCTTGTGTCTGTATGTTGTTTCTACTTTTGCTGGTTTTAATATTTCCATTATACAGTTACCTCTTTCTTAATGTTTAGGTAGCTAATAGCTACGTCAAATGAATCTGTTGTACTTGATAATACTGTAAAACTATCTCCTCCTTCTATTACCAAAGGTTGAGTTAATAACTCTGTTGTAACATTAGCAGTTAATGCTGCTGATTTTATAGCTGTAATACTATTGTTTGTAACTGTAACCGTCGGTGTTCCAGCAGATGTAACTAAAATAGATTTAATAACATATGTCTCACTTACCAAAGGATTACCTGTCCCAAAAGGAGTAAGTGCACTACCTGTTGTGCTATTATCCACACCTACAAATTTAAATTGATTAGCCATTAATTAATAAATAAGTTGAATGCTTCAATTTCATCTTTTAATTCTTCTTGAAACGTTGAGTTTAATTTTTCTACAATTGCATCTAAATCTCTAACTTGAGATTCTGCTACTTGTAAATTATATTCTGTCTCAGGTCTAGTGATTACTTGTACTATCTTTGCCATTATCTTCTTCCATCTGGTTGAGTGTCTAATCTAAATGTCCCTAATCTCCAACTTTGATTAGTTGATGTATTTTCTACTTTTAAAGAAACTGCTCTAGCTCTAGCTCTGGTATCTATTTTGGTTGTTGATGATGTTATATCAAAAGGACCAAGCGGTGAACTCGTTTGTGAACTATTAGGATAATTTTTTAATTGTAGTGTAACTCTAGTAGTCCCTGTTTGAGATATAAAATCAGGTACAAATCTTCTTATCTTCATAAGAAATTCACCATCTCCTTTAAATGTTGCAACACCTGTTTGTTTTCCAGTTGATGATGAACGAGCTTGTGTAATATCAAAATCTCCTGACTCTATATTAGAAGTTATTGCAGTAATTGTACCGTTTCTATTTTGATCTGTTCCTGTTTCGTGTTCATAGTAACTTGTTCTACCTTCCGTATTACCTACAACGTCAAAAGATGTATCAGTGCTTGCATCATATTCAGTTGCGTGAGGTAAACCAAATATAGCAGAATCTTTCCACATTGTTCTAGCTAAAGATCCAACTGTCCAAACAGGTCTTTGGGGCGATGAATCAAAATAATTATAAGTAACTTGTCTATTAACTACAGAAGATCCTGTTGTTGGGTAAAACCACGTAACTTCTCCATAAAGATTATTTAATCCAGCGGATATCATTTGATTACCAGAAGATAAATTTATACTATCATAAACAAAGTCTTCAACTAAACACGGTAAAGATTCTAATCTACCCGCATATCTAAAGAAACCATTTTCTGACATCCAATAAGCAGCACCATCAACTTCAACACATGCGTTCTGTCCAGCAAGACCGCAGTTAGTTCCTACTTGTGCAAAAGCAAAAGTAAAAGGTTGACCAACAAAACGTTGTGTAAATAATGCAGTGTCTGTCCAAACATAAATTGCATCACGACCTCTAATTGCTCCCATGATCTGTGATCCGTCGGCCAGTCTTTGTGTACCAGCTGTGTTGGTTGCTGTAGGTACATAAGTATTTATATCTTCTTGGTCCGAGAATCTTATAAACATAGCATCTTGTGTAGACGTATCACCTATCGTTGTTTCTGTTCCAAAAAATACTAAGTGTCTATCGGGTGTGGATACAACCATGTGTCTTGATGCTGTTGGTGCACCAGATATAATAGTGGCTCGTGTGTTTGTAGCATTTGATAAACTTGAATCCCATTCAAATACAGCACCATCATGAATTAAACAAATTGCTTTGTCACCAAAATTATCTAGTGACCACATACCCGGTTCAAGAACTAAATCTCCTGATGCTGCTTCTCCCCATGCAACATAGTTAGTTGTACTTGTAACAGTTGCTCCGTCGCTGTGAGCTGCTCTAGTTGTTCCTCTAACTGCTCTTGTAATACCTGTTATATTATTTCCAGACACACCTGTGTAAGATATTTCTTCTGTCCCTACTAAAATAAAATTTGTTCCTGAATCAGGAAAGTTTGCAGTGCTTGCTAATGTAATAGAACTTCCTGATCCCCCAGTTCCATTTGCGTTGTTTCCAAGTGCACCATTTAAAGTAGTTGTAAATGCTGAACCATCTTCTCCACCCCAAGAACCTAAACCATAACCAAAACCTTGAGCTTGAACAGCTGGTCCTACTGTGTAATATTTCTTAATTGTTATTCCTCCTGAAGTAGTTGCACCAGAACCACTTTCATTTGAAGCCATTGTAATAGTTATTGTTGTACCCGTAGGTGTAGTAGTTACCATAAATTTTTTATCATTGAAATCTGAAGCACTATAATTTGATCCTGTGATTGTTGAAAAACCACTCATTAAAATTATATCCCCAGGAGTTAAACCGTGTGAACTAGAGTAAGTTATAGTTACTGTCGGTGACCCATTGGTTGTACTAAAGGCGCTTGTAAGAGATGTAGTTGATTCAATCGGGTGTATGTCATAAAACACTCCTCCAGAAAACGCATATAGAATTCTGTTTGTTCCTATAATTGCATATTTTCTAGACAAAGTATTAATAAAATGATGAAGTCCTCTACCTGCTCCTGTTAATTCATTTTGATTTAAACCACCTAACTGATTCCAACCACCTATTTTTTCAGGAACACCATAACGGAATCTAGCATTGTCACAGCCTGTCCATTGACCTTCTGCACCTGTTTCGGAAAGTTGTTTATTGATACCTGGTTGAAACCCTAATTTTTGTAACATATATAATCCTTATAAAGGAGACAGTAGGTATGGTGGATTACTGTCTCCATCATAGGGATATATCATCGTTTAAACCAAGATGGAAGACCTAAATGTAAGCGTTTGTCAAACATATTATCTTTTGATCCTAGAGTTTTACGATTGTTATAATGAAGAAATACTTGAACACATTCTTTACCTTTAAACTTTTCTCGCCAATGTTCTAATTCACAACCGGAATATACCAACATATCTCCTGGTTTTAAATTTACTTTAATACCTTTCATACCTTCTTTTCCTGATGGTTCTAAATAAATTGGCCAATCATCACCACCAAGATTCATTGTGGTAGATATCTCACAACTAAATCTATCCTTATGTCTTTTAAGTTCATCACCTTTTTTATAAATTCTAGCATAGGTATAAGCTGGGTATAGTTTTAATCCTGTTGCTTTTTCCATATCGGGTTGACATTTAAGTAGTAAAGTTTCCATAGCAATATTAGCATAATGAGAATATGTGTTTGGTATTTGACCCTCTGGTTTTTCATAGTATCCAATAATATTTTCAAAAGGTGAAAAGTATCTTTCCTGTTTGCAAGTATCATAAACTTGTTTTTGCATCATAAAATAATTTGCAACAAAAACTGCTAGGTCTTTTGATATTGCTTGACGGATAACTGTATACTTTTTCTTTTTAAATGACATTTCCACTTACTATTAATCGGTTGTTATTTTTATTTGGTCTTACTTCGTGAGGTATAAAACCAGGAAATATAACTAATGTCCCCGGTACAAAATCAATTTTTATTGATTGGTTTGTGTTAACCACTGGATATCCTACATCATAAAAATAGAGTGGAGATGAATTTTTATTTCCTTGTATAAACCAAACAAAAGATTTCTCCAGTACGTTGTGTGTATGTAGACTGTGATAATTATTTTTTAAATATTTTTGAACCCAACATTTTCCTAAAGTTAAGTTATATTTTTTAAAGATGTTATTTAATTTGTCTTTTATAAAATTATCAAAAAACGTATTTCTATTATAGTAAGAGGTAAGATTCATATCAGGTATATTATTATCTTTTTTTAATTTAATTTTATTTATTTTATTTAAAGTTTCTTCATCTATTTTTACAAACTCTTCAACAATTGAATAAACAAAAGAGTGTTTAGACATCTTTAGCCATTCCTTTTGGCACTGCTTGAATATTCCAATGAATAAATCTAAAAGGCTCAATACCATGATCTATTGAAAACTCATGTTCTAAATACCCTGGAAATATAATTAACGTTCCAGGTTGAGGTCTAAAATGAATTAGTTCATTACCGTTAAGAATTTCTGTTGTATTAATTTTCATTTTTAATTTAGTCGATCTTGCCCCTGTTCTAGGTTCATGAAATATTGGCATAGATGTTTTTTCACTTGCTTTTAAAAAATAAAACCCTGAAACATGTTGGTTCCAATGGACGTGAGCTGAATGATGTCCACCTCCTTTTCTAGCAAACTCTTGTACCCATAACTCACTAAACATAGTTACATATTGTGACATATCATAACCCTGCTGATCTAAATATTCCCAAGATTTTTGACCAACGTAGCTGTTAAAATCTCTGAAATCATTATCAACTGTTAGAGGTGTTGAATGATAGGATCTTCCAAAGTCACCATATTTTTTAATATATTTTTTCTCTCTTGTTTTTGCGGCTTTAATATATTTGTTAGTAGCTTTAGTTAATGATTTTATAAACTCTGGTTTTTGTTCTGACCAAATCGTTGTGTTAAAGTAATTATTTATATTCATATTATTTAAATGGATATCCTAGGTTCCACATCACCAATGAATATCGCGTTCCTTTTGTTACAGGTTTAACTCTATGCCATACAAATGATGGAAAAACAATAATAGATCCTTTAGGTAAAATTTCTTTTGCTTGTCTTAAATGTTTAGCTTCTTCTCTCATGTGTGGAGCATAGTTTCTAAAATCAAATTCTAGTTCTCCACCTTCATATTCAGACCCATCGGTTAACTGACAAGTCATAGATAGTTTTCTAATCTTACCATTTTCTGGACCTTCTTTTTTATAAGGTTTATCCCAAGAATCACAATGCCAATCATAATATTGATTAAGTTTATATTTTGTAAACTGACAAGCTTCAGATCTATCCCATTCATAATTCCAACCGGCAGCTTTATTAGCTTCGTGGATATAAGGATGTACTTCTTTATAAATCCAAGTATCATCCAACCAAACTAAATCAGAGTTTCTTTTTCTTTTCATATCTTTAACTTGATCTTTAGTTAATTCTTTATCACCGTAGCCACCAGTTCTAGCCATAGTTTCTGATTGGGTTAATCCATATTTTATAATGTCATCACAGATTTTTGGAGGTATCGCTGATTTAAAATACCAGTAGTAATTAGATATATTCATAGGTAATGGTTTGTACAAAATTTAAATTATTCTTTTGATTATTAGTTATGTAATACATATTGGTTGATGGAAACATTATAAACATATTATTTTTAAGTTCTATGTCCCAACTTCTTCCCTTACGTCTATTGTCATCATAATGTATTCTAACAAAACAATCTTTAACTTTAACGCCGTAAAGCATAGTAAAGTCTGGAGAGTTACGTAGATCCACCGGATCAATATTTAATAAAGGAATTGTTGTCTCATTAGGTTTATAGATATTTCCCCACGTTGATTTTTTAATTAAATCAATACCGTGTTCGAGACGCATAAAGTCTACTATATAGGTATTTAACTTATCCCAAGTTTTTGAAAACTGTAATTTTTCATTAGTTAAATCGGAGTGTAAAATGTGATGAGCTAAATCGTTTCGATCAATATCCCAATGTATCGGCATATTAATATCACCATAGAATAAACTCTGTTCTGTTAATACTTTCTTTTGCATACCACTGTTTAAAATAGTTTATAATTTATATTTTGTCAAATTTAAAGTTATAGGCTAAAGAAATTCTATAGCTTTTTGAATTATTTTGAGTAACTAAATGTTTCATATCACCTTTAAACATTATTAGTTTACCAGGTTCAGTATTAATCATATAACTTCCCCAAGTAAATATATTATCTTGCGCAGGGACAGGTGAATAAAGTGAATTTGTAACTTTAGGTTTTAAAATTAAATCCCCTGAATCTTTTGACCCTGTAAGAAAATAAACTGCAATAAGATCATCTCTTTGTTCAACATGATCGTGTTCTTCTTGATGGTCGTGTTTTGTATAAAAATTAAACCAACTATTTGTACAATTTATTTTATTATTTTTAAAACCAATTTCATTAGCAAAATTTGTTATTTCTTCATAAACCCATTTTGTAATAGGGTCAAAAGATTTATCTGTATGAATATCAAAAGTAGAACAAGTATTATAAGGAGAAGAAGACCAGTTACTTCCTCCTTTTTTTATTTTATTTTTTAATTTATTACATTCTGCAACTATATTTTTTTCAATTAATAAATGATTTTTATTTGTGGTAACAGCTAAAGGTTGGGCAAATAAGGGTATAATATTCATAGTATTTCAAAATCTAAATTTAATGTTTGTCTTAAACCTTTACCTTGAGGGTAGGTTCCGTGAATCATATCAATTGGGAAAACAAAAATATTTCCTTCTTTAGGAGTAATAAAATTATAACTTTCATTTAAAATATATGTAAAATCTCCAGCTTCTTTTTTTGGAACTTCTAAATAAATAACTGTTGCTAAATGAGGATAGTGTTTTTCATTATGTCTATGTATAGTGTGATAACTTCCTTCTCCTCCATAAACAGTCCAAGCATTAATTAAGTTTAATTTTTTATTTAAAAAAAATTGAATGTCTTTAGATATTTTTTCTATTTTAGAAAGATCTTTTATAAAGTACTGTTTAGAGTTTTTACCTTTTGTACTTTGATATTTTAAATTTGTAGGTTTACTTTTTTTAATTAAACTATCTATAGTTTTTTTATAACCTGTAATATCTATCGTCCCCGATAAAAAATTTTGCATACCACCACCATTTTTAATTTATGCGTTTTAGTCTGTCAAGTCCCAAGTTGTATTAGTTTCATTCCAAAGGTAACTCCAAAAATGAGTGCCTGCTTCGTTTTGTGAAATTTGTTCAGCTGTCAATTCTGGAGCATCACCGATTGGTGATTGCCATCTAGCTTCTGAATTATTTTGTACCCAAGATACAAAAGGTTTTTTAGGCCAGAAAATTTGATTATCTTCGTCCCAAGTATAACCTACACCTGCATAGTTTCCTCTTAATGCTGTACCACCGTCTTTGTGAACGCCATTTTGTGTATTGTAAGATGTTTGAATCCATAAATGTGCAGGCCAATTATTATGTGTTTCTAAATAAGCTTGTCCTATTGTTTCATTTTCAACGCCATCAGCATTTAACATATCTTTATTATCTAAAGTTAATACTGTCAGTACTTCGTTTGTTTCTGATATTTTTGCAAAATGTGCCATATTATTTTCCTATTGAAATGTGTACCTTATTATTACTACACCACCGCCACCAGCTCCACCGTTAGAGTTTGTACCAGAACCACCGCCACCACCGCCAGTGTTAGCTGTTCCATTTCCTCCAGGGTTTGAAGCACCTGCTTTACCTTGGCCACCACCACCAGTTCCACCTGCACCTTTACATCCTGAACCACCAGCTCCACCGCCGCCACCACCAGCTCTTGCTACAGATGAAAAACTAATAGAATTAGCAGTTCCAGCTCCGCCTGTACCACCAGTATTTGGAGGTGTAGCACCACCGCCAGTGCCTGAAGCACCGCCTCCGCCACCGCCACCAATACCCCCACCAGGGCCTCCTCGGTTACTTGGTAATAATCCCATACCATTTCCACCATTATTTCCTTGTGGAGGACTAACGGGAGGATTATTTCCTGATCCACCACACCCTAAAGCTGCAGGAAGATCTCTTCCTGATCCACCGCCACCAGATGCTCCTGCTAATCCATCTAAATTATTTGCATATGAACCACCACCTCCACCACCTGCTGATGCTATACTAAAACCTGAAGATGCACTACCACATACACCTCTTCCACAGGGAAATGGTCCACCGGCTCCACCGCCTCCAACTGCTATAGGATACCCTTGAACTGAAACTGAAGTTCCGGGACTTGGAAAATTTTGTCTAAATCCACCGGCACCACCACCGCCACCACCTATTCCACCACCGCCACCGCCACCAACTACTAAATATTCTATAGTAGCACCACCTGGTTCGGTATTTATTGCTGAAATACAAAAAGTTCCTGGACCTGTAAAAGTATGTATTCTAAAATTTCCACAACAAGTTATTGTTCCACCTGTTGCTGCAATAAAAGGAGCAGGACCACTTCCTCCAGCACCAAATCCTAAGACTTGATAACCAAAAGATTTACCTTTTCTGGCTTGTATATTTTTTGTGTTTTTACCTGAGGTAAGTTTATTTTTAATATCTCTCATATCTAAATTTCTTATGCATCGTTAGCTGCATCAGTAGTAAAGAATATTTTGATACCTAGAACTCTTGCGTCGGCACTAAATGTATCTCCACCAGCATTTGCATCTCTAAATAATTGAAAGTAAGTTAGTTGATCTACTGCAGGAGATCCTGCAATTGTTACTGCACTACTTACAGCTGAAACTTGTTGATCTTCTACTGTTCCTATACCAGCATCTGTAACATTAATTGCTGTTCCATAAACAACGTCAATAGTATCATTGTCACCACAAGAAACTCCTTGTAAACCAAATATACAGTCACCTGTATTTGTAGAAGCCGGAGTCCAATATACTTGATAAGTAACTGTTCCTTCATTCCATGATTTAGGAAAAGCTACTGAAAATTGTGCAAATTCATCTGTACCTGCATCAAAATCTAATACTTTCATATCAGGTCTTGTTGCTGTTGTTTCAACTTGCTGTGCGTCTGCTGGGTTAGTTGTAGCCCCATACATTGCTGAAGCTGGAACCCACATAGTCTCCAAACCTGCAATTTTAATTGCACCAGTAGCATCTCCTGCATCTACTGCTTTAGCAACTCCAGTTCCATTAGGAGCTATAGTTATATCTCCATTAGCTGCGTCTGTAATTGTAATTGTACCTGAGTTAGTACCTGAATTTGTATCTAAAATTAAATCGTGTGCTCCGCTAGATGTAAGAGTAGCATTTGCTCCACCTGAACCTATAATTGTTTCTCCCGATCCTTTTGGTTTAATGTTTATACCAACATTAGTTTCACCTGTTGCTGAAAGAGTTGGTCCACTACCTGAAGCTGCATTAGCTATTGTAAATTCATTTA